TAATAAAATATTTTACTCCTGCTTGATAAGGGGTGACAACAGAAGTTGAAGGTCTGCCAATTCTTTCTACTAAAACCACAGTGTCAGCATAATTTGTTTTTGTTGTATCGGTGGACATTCTTATCTCATAAAAACGCAAATCTAAGTTTGTCACAGGCGACCAATTGTGGTGAACTTTATCACCGACTACATCAACAGAATAATTGGTGACATTATCTGGTGGTAAGAACGCACTATTTACTTCGTGTTGGCTAGTTGTATAGGTAGATGAAACACCTAAACTGTTTATGGCTCTGGCTCTAATGTCATAGATTTCACCTTCAATAACAGGATATTTTTCAAAGACTTTATTAGTAGAACGACCAATAGTAATAAAATTAGTATCTGATTGAGGTTTGATTTGAACTTCATATTCATTAACAAATTGGTCATTTGAATTAACTTCTACTGTTAATTTAGAAACAACACTTCCGTCAAACAGAGATATTAGTTCGTCACTATGTTCAATGCTAGGTGCTTCAATCGTAAATGGGTCTGGAAAATTCGTATCGCCTATAATATCTTGTTCAGCAATAGTGGTAAATGTGTACCAATCATCTTGATGCTCTTGTAAAGACAAAGATGTAGTAAAATTAGAATTAAGTGTCATTCCACTAACTCTAAAAGGCTTGTTTGTCATTCCTAATATTGTTGAGGTGACATTAACAATATCCCCAATCGCTAAATCTAAAGATTCATAATTAGCATTTAATCCTAGTTTTAAATTGTTTCTACTTCTTTGGAGTATAATTTTTCCAAACTCATGTGCTTGATAAGGTGAATTGATAGTATCTAAAGTGACATTTCCTTCTTGTAGAAATCCGCCATCAGCAGTCTTTAGTGTTTCATGGTCGGTATCATAAACAATCGTATCAGCTTGGTAGTTTTTTTCTGGATTTACATAGTTTACTAATACTCTGTTATATTTCTGGTCTTTTCTTTCACTCTCTACTTTAATGCCACCAATAATGTTATCTTCATTAAGTGTAAATGCGGCAGTTCCTGTACTTTCTATGATAAGTTTATAATTACCTTGAACATAAGGCATTAAACCTCTCATGCCTCGTAATAGAGTTTTTACATTGTCTAATATTTTTTTATTAGTGTTTAATACTGCATTACATTCAAATAATTTTCCTGTTGTTCCTGTATAGTAAGTGACTGTAGTATCTGCTATTTGTGATGCCGCATAAAAGCTAGGTATATCTATTTCTGTTAGCGGAATACCTTTTCCATATCTTTCATTTCTTAAAAAATCTAATAAGACAAATGCAGGATTGGTAGAATACTGTCCTGTAGTTTCATTACTACTACCATCAAAGGTAGATATTTTTTTACCTTGTACTTTAACTTTAATATTGGGAATACCTGTATATTTATCGCTATCCCATTCAAATCTAAAGGCTACATAACAAATTCCAGATAATTTGTGATTACTACCCCAATTAGTAAGTGTTGATAATAGGCTAGATGCCGATTGCCCATCTGTTCCATAAAATGGTTGTGCCTTAACAGTTGTTCCATATTTACTATCGTTTGATGTTATTTCTGTACCATTGGCAAAACTTCCGCTAAATGTGACTGCATCATCATTGACTTGAATTTCTGTAATGGCATTAATTTCACCCTCACATAGAACTAGTGCCATATATAAATAGGTATTGTCAGTTCCACTTGTTTCTACAAATACCCTAGTTCCACCAAGTAATCGCTCACCATAAACTACAGGAATTTGTGCATTATTGGATTGCTTATTAACTAAAGTTCCTCTGATTTCCTCTACTTGTGGTAAATCTGGAACTTCTGGGATATCAATAAACCAAGATACAACCTTTTGTACCGCTTCTTGAATTGGTTTGATTATTTCTCCCATTGTTTGTTTACCCTAATAATTCTATTGTTTCTAAATGCTTTTATCCAGACTATCTCTTTATCATATTTTATGTTTCTCGCAAAATCTTTACACCAATTAACCATATCCTTTATATTTTTACTACATACAAAATTGGCAACACATAAATTATCACCACAGTTCCAATTACCATAATCAATTACTCCATGATGTAGAAATTTATTTTTGGTTATATCATTAAGAAATGCCCAGTTTACAAACCCTGTAATTTCTGTGTCTTTAAATATCTTATATTGATTTAGTGTAAAACTTGGGTGTAGGTGATGTTTTAACTCTTGGTTTGAGTATTGGTAGTATTCTTTAAATTTTTTTAGGAACTCAATAACTTCAATCAAGACCTTCCCCATTTAATGTCTTGAACTGTTTGTCCTGCAAATTCAAATCCTCTATCAGATGAAAAAAATCTTTGTTGGCTTCCTTCGTTTGTTCTTCTACCTGCTATTCTACTGAAATCCGAAAAGTGAGAAGTACATATTAAAGAGATAACTGCCTTACCAGTGTCCATTCTAAAACTTTCTATATATCCTTTATCATAGTTGTAAGTATCAATAAGTGCATCAGAACTATCTAAAAGTCCAATATCAATAGTCACAATATCATTAGCTACATTGTTATTAAGAATAACAGATGTAAAGGCACTATCTACCGCTGATAGATTAACTGTAAAGTTAGAAACATTTATCTCAGCACTTTCTGCTTTATTAGTAATAGATAATAAATGCCCACTAGCAGTATAACTATTAGAATTGTGAGTTATGTCTTTGTAGTGATTTGTAATTCTTTGTGGTGTTGGGAATAGTATTTCTACTAATAAAATGGGTTTAATATTATTTGTAGCTAATTCATTATTTAAAGCAGTAGATAATCCTCTAGCCATTACAGAGCCTCTATGAAATCAACTTCAAATTTATATAAGTCTAAATCGTCTGTATTAAACTGCTGAATGTCATTAGTTAAACGAACAGTAAATTCTACTCCGTCATAAGTCACAGATGCATTATCTGACAAGGCACTTCTAAGTGGTGGTTCAATCGTTAAAGTAGCTTCGTTAGAACCATCAGCAGTCACATCAGCAACAACCATATAAACTTTTGTATCACCACCAAATTTAACAAAGTCACCTGCCTTTAATGTTCCTGTCATAGCGTCAACTGTGATTGTAGTGTCACCTGCTGTATGTGCACCATTAACTAATACTGTTCCAGATACATTGCCTTTGGCGTTTTTTAAATCTGGTAAAGCAATCTGGAATGTTTCTTTTTGACTTCTTTGTTTCATTATAAAAGCTAATACAGGTGCAAAATCACTTCTTCTCATAGGTGGATAAGTTGCGGAAAATTTAAATCTTTGTCCATCAACTTGAACTGAAAACATTTTTCCACTGTCAGTAGTAGATGTAATAGTTTTTTGTTCTGAACCGAAACCGATTGACCTAAATTCTGGTGATGTTGGATAAGTTCCACTCATTAAATTAATGCTTCCTTCCCTTGTGTATTTAATGCATCATTTATCACATTAACAATAGTGCTTCTACGCTTTAATAGTAAATCATCAAAACCTTCGGTGTCATTAGCCATGATAGTAATATTGACATTAGGTGATGTTAATTGATTATTGGGTACAATAGTTCCAGATTGTTGAGGTACAAACATTTCCCTTCCTGCTTCGCCCACCATATAAGGTTCACCTGCATTAACTCTACCACCAGATATTCTTGGTGCAGGTGCTGAACGTATAGCCGCTACTCTTGCCGCTCCTGCCGCATATGCCGCTCCTGCCATAGCTATATTTAATGGAAATAAACCTGCATATTGTACTAACACTCTTGATGCTGTTGCATGAGCATTTATAATAGCTTGTCCAATTTGAAATAATTGATACGCCTTAAATGCATTTTTATTCAATCTAGCTAAATCACTTAATGCACTATCAGTTAATGAAACTATTTCATTTTGTGCTCTTTTTTCTAATTCAACCCTTTCTTTTGCTTTTCTAATTTGATTGTCTAAAACTCTTTGTACTTCTTCATCTAATTTTCTTTGTCTTTCAATTTCAGCATGATTGATAGTTTCCATAATTTTATTATTACGAATTTGGAATTGTTCCATTCCTTTAGCTAATTCCATATTTTTTGATAATGCCTCACTATTTTTTTCAATAGATTGAGTTGCAGTATCTGTATTTTCACCTAATCCTAAAAGAGCCTCACCAAATTCTTTTCCTGTATCTCTACCAAATTCACCTAAATCAACTATACCTTTTGCTTTATTAGACATATCCTCTAAAGCATCACCAAATTTTTTAACACCAGATGTTCCTGTTAAAAATCTAAATAAATCGGTATCAAATAATTC